TAATTCATTCGGATTTGTAATTTTAGTTTCTTCTATCTGTTGTATCCACCTTAACACAGCATTAGAAGAATCAGCATGTTTAGTTATAAATCTATCTATCAGTTCTTTGTTTATTATTTTCATGAGATTAAATTAGTAGTGCAAAAATAAAATTAATTATCAATTATGAGTATTAATTATCAAAAATAATAAGAAATGGGACTGCCTGAATTATAGACAATCCCATTTCTATTTAATGACAAGAATTTTAAAGGGTATTAAAAAGGATTATTTTACAAAAGTTGTCATAATAAATGTTGCATAGCTTCGTCAATTTGTGAATTTTCAAAACTATCCAAATAAATCTGCGTTGTTGCTAAATCGGAATGCCCCAAACTCTCTGAAATAATCGCAATGCTTACGCCCGAACGCTTTAGCACGGTGGCGAAAGTGTGTCGGGCAACGTAGGTAGTGAGGGGAATTGGAAACTCCAACTTTTTACCTATATTTTTCAAATACTTGTTTATCAGCTTATTAACTCGCCTAACTCGTTCATATTGCTGATTCGCAGTAATATTTTGCTTCAAAACAGGAAAGATATAATCCTCGTGATTAAAGGATTGTCTTCTGTATTTCTCTATTATCTCTATTCCCATTGGTTGCAATTGGAATGAAATTAGTTTGCCTGTTTTCTGCCGATAAAATGTAACTCTGTTGTCTGCAATATCTTTGTGCTTTAAATGCAAAATATCTGTTAGATTAATGCCACAGCCAAAATAGCTAAATAAGAAAAGGTCTTTTGCAAGGGAAAGAAACGGTGTGGGATACTTGTGTTCGCATAACTCCGAAACGTCAAAGTCAATCAATCGTTTCACATCTTGCTTAGTAATAGACCTTTTCGCAGTCTGCTCTTTAAATTTGCTCACTTTAAATTCATCAAAAGGGTAATTACTCTTTCTTACAATTCCTTCTGAAATAGCACAGTTGTATAAAACACGTAGGGAACGGAAGCGAATCCCTATAGAATTAGCAGAGAGATTTCTAACTGTCTGCAACCAATGGGCGTAACGTTTCAGCCAATTTGTATCTATATCAATAAAATAGAAGTCTAAAGAATTGCAAAAGTTCATTAAAGACTTTTTCAAGTGAATGAATGTTTGGGCGTTTCCGACCCGATTTTCGGCTGTCAAACGGTCAATGTAGATATTTAGATAGTTACCCACCGTTTGACGTGTAACGGTCTTAGAAGCCTTATTTACAAGTGTATGAAGTGTGTAGTCTTTATCACTTGTTGCAAAGTCTATAGCCTGCTCTCGCAACTCTTTTGTCTTTTGTTCAATTAGCCGATTGATTTGTTCGCCGTTGGGACAATTCCGTTTCGGCTTGTTCTTGTTAAAATCCCAGTAATTGGGTGGGAGTGAAAAATGCAAACTAATGTATTTGCGTTTTCTGTTCTTTGTGAGCCGTAACATTAAAGGATGTTCGCCGTTGCTCAACGTTTTTGATGTGTAAAGTACTGATTCAATGTTTGTGTTCATTGCTTTTCGGTTTACACATTGGTTTACACAAACTATGAAAACCATGCTAAAAACAGCCTAAAAACGAAAAAAGCACTTGCCAATATTACTCGTAAGTGCTTTATATACAGTGTGTTAAAAATCTCGCAAACTATGCGCCCATTGATTAAGAGTCAATTGCTCTACCAGCTGAGCTACGAAGACAAAGCGCGAAAGTAGATTTTTTTTTGTTATGACGTTAAGTCTTTTTCAACAATATAATGATTTCTATCTGAAGCATTTCTTGACATTATTTCTCCCAAAAAACCTGCCAAAAACAACTGTGTGCCTACAATCATCGCCAATATAGCAAGATAAAACAAAGGTTGGTCGGTCACTTGCCGGTAGTTCGCCTCAGGGTTCGACATCAAAATTAGCTTTTGAGTTATCAAAGTGATGGTGATGATAAACCCGATAAGGAATGCCACGGTGCCCCATATCCCGAAGAAGTGCATGGGCTTTTTTCCAAAGCGCGAAATAAATGTAATGCTGGTTAAATCAAGGAAACCGTTCACAAACCGGTTCCATCCGAATTTAGTAACGCCGTATTTGCGTTTTTGATGGGCAACTACTTTTTCTCCAATTCTGGTAAACCCTGCCCACTTGGCAATTACGGGAATGTAGCGGTGCATTTCACCATACACCTCAATGGTTTTTACCACGTCTTTACGGTACGCTTTTAAGCCGCAATTAAAATCATGCAAGTGAATTTTGGAGATTCTTCTTGTCGTCCAATTGAAGAATTTAGAAGGAATATTTTTTGCAAAAGCACTATCGTAACGTACTTTTTTCCAGCCGGATACCAAATCGAAACCTTCTTCTGTAATCATTCTGTACAATTTCGGAATTTCCTCGGGGCTATCTTGAAGGTCGGCATCCATCGTGATGATGACATCGCCTTGCGCTTTTTGAAATCCGGTGTTTAGTGCAGCTGATTTTCCATAATTCCGGCGAAATTTTATTCCTTTAAAGCAGTTGTTTTGTTGGTTTAGTTGCTCTATGATTTGCCACGAATTGTCGCGACTGCCATCATCAATAAATAAAACTTCATAAGAGAAATTATGCTCAGTCATCACTTTTTGAATCCAAGCGGCTAATTCGGGAAGAGATTCTTCTTCGTTTAAGAGGGGGATGATTACGGATATGTTCATAGTGGTTAGTGGTTAGTGATTAGTGGTTAGTGATTAGTGGTTAGTGGTTAGTGATTAGTGGTTAGTGGTTAGTGGTTAGAGGTTAGTGGTTAGTGGTTTAAAGCTTAGGGTTTATTATTCATTACTATATTAACCACTAATCACTAATCACTTAATCACTAATCACTAATCACTAATCACTAACCACTAAAAAAAGCGACGGTCTATAAGCCGGATTCTGTCGTGTTCTGTCATTTATCTTGGCGCAACGTTGCCGGTGCGCTCTAACGACCTACCCTCCGGGTTGGGCGAGCAGCCCTCAAGCCCCGGTTTACATGGTCTTTCAACCCATAAGGTTTACCCCCGTTGCGCATCGCTGTCAACGTCGTGAGCTCTTACCTCACGTTTTCACCCTTACCCCGCATTGCTTTGGGGCGGTTGTTTTCTGTGGCACTCTCTGTCACCCTTGCGGATGCCTTCCTGTTAGGAAGTATGGCGCTCTATGTTGTCCGGACTTTCCTCTCCCGATTACTCGGCAGCGACAGAATGACCGTCGTTTTTAGTGGTGCAAAAATCTATATTTTTTTTGAATATGGTAGATTGAGTTTTTTTTGTTTCTTTATGTTACTTGAAAAAGCTATTTTTCTCATTTTCAGAATATAAATCTGAATTTCTTAAATTCTCAAGTAAAATAAGTTCATCATCTTTTGTAAGAGTATCCTTGAAACTTGCCAATCCTTTGCTAATTTGTTCTTTTAAATTATCTTTCCGAATCAAAGAAAAACCCTACATAATTATTTCTGTCTTCCCCAATTACAATAAAGTATTTACAGTGTCCAATATCTTTAAATTCGCAGGAATGGAAAATGCTACCTCTTTTAATTAAAACACTCGATAAATCCATTATTTGCAAAGCTTTTTTGAAGAATCATAAATTCAGAAATATAAGAAACAAAATCATCATCTGCCCCTGTTTCCCTCATAATATCTTCTATTGATATTTCCCCGTTATTTTTTGCCGTTTCCCAAGCAATATCATGGGATAAATTTTTTAGCATCTCAAAAGAGAATGCACCATATTTCAATATTGCTTTATCTAATTCCGTAATATCTGTTTTGGAAAGTGAATCTAAATCAGGGGCTTTTTCAGGTTTAATATAATATCTATTGTTTACTGAGAAATATTCTTTTAGGTTTCCTGCAGGAAAAAAGCTATCACCCCGTACAGCTTTGAAAATATCAAACAATTTAGATGGGACAGGACCGTCAGACATTTTAATATATGTATCACCTGTTATTGGTCTGCCATATTTAATTAAATGTTCACGATCTGCAAAATATAAAATTTTGAAAATTTTATGAAAATCCTTTGATTCAACTCTCTCTGCAATATATAATGCAGCGTTTATAGTTTTTTCAAAATTAAAAATAGGGGTTGCCATACAATTTTTATGAACGGCAAATTAATACAAAAATTTTATTTAGTGCGAAATTTTACATCAATTTCATATATTTTTTGTATGAAATTGCAGAAACAAAAAAGCGAGAACCTTTATAGGTGCTCGCACTTCCTTTCGTCGGGATAGCAAGATTCGAACTTGCGACCTCCTGCTCCCAAAGCAGAAGCTGTTTTTAACTTAATTTATTGTGTTTTATATGTTTATGTTTATTTTACATTTTTGTATTGTGCGATATTTTATTTTAAATTGCATTTTTTAGGCTTTTTATGGAGCGAAGTAACATAAATTTTTAACATAAAAAAGGGCTGCATAATAGCAGCCCTAAATAATAAGGTATGGTTACACCTTATTGTCTATGCTGTGGGCTATCTTTGCCGCATTGCTTTTTGACATTCCCTTGCTTCGCATATCGGCATAAGCCTGAGCCGCCTTATGATGCTTTAACCCTTTTGGCGCAATAAAATATCCATTCTTTCCTTTTACAACATGTGATTTTGGAAAGCCCAGAGATTTGGCGCGAGCGGTGGCATGTGATTTACTTTCCGGCATTATATTTCAAAATATTGTCTAATATCGAAATAGCCATCTTTATCTTTTAGCCGGTCTAATGCTAAAGAATGAATGGTTACAACCATTGCCTCATCGGATATTTCTGATTCAGTTTTACATCCCATTGCACGGGCGAGCGATGTGGCATGGTCTGAATAACACATTGACATCACAACCCAAAGGGCGCAATAGTTAAACTCGCCTTCTTCCTCGCAAACTAAACCGTTTGCCTCCAAATGCTGCAATAATCCATCGTGAGACCATTTCGCAGCCGGACTAAGAGAAGCGACAATCTTATGTGCTTCGCCGTGTGAAACGTATTGTTTCCACTCCATAGCCTCTAATTTGTCAATCATTTTTTGTGCAAAGTCGGGAGCTTTATCAGCGAGGAAAGCGAACATGTCGCAACATACACTTTCGTAAATGTTCATGTCGTCCTCGTCTTCGCGAGCTTTGCGCAGCGTGTTAAATTTTTCAATTAATTCTTTCATGGTTTTTGATTTAAGTTGTTAATCGCATTTTTCGCAATATCCGCAATGGTAACACTTTCCGTTTACCATTGCAGAGTTGCATACAGGGCACTTCTATAACTTCCAAGATGGAAGTATTGATTTTGTTTAGCATCGCAGGCATTAGAAGCGTTGCGCACACATTTTTAGACTGCACAGAATCTTGCAATGTGCAATTGTGGCAATTCATTTGGCATACATTTTCCATAGTTATCTGATTTTTAAAAGTTTCGGTATATGTTTTGCTATCGCTGAAATTCCATTCCTGAAAACATCTGAAAGAATGGGTTTTACAATATTTTCATTTTGTTTGTACTTTGAGTAGAAATTCAGTAAGTCTGCGCCGATAATATTTGTTCCGCTGCTTATGTGCGTAACTGCACCTTGTACGTTACGGGCTTCCGCTTCATTTTGGCAATAAACGACAATCTTAATGTTATACGGTGCTACCTTCATCTCCTAATTCTTTTGGGTTAATACTTTCTATTTCGTAATTCGGTTTTTCTTCATTTTGTTCAATCTTGCTTCCAACGGCGACACCAACAAGCGAGGTTGCAGCGCCCGAAATAAGCCCTACTAAAAACTCTCCTACTTTCGGATATTCTTGGTAAAGATCATTTCCCTGTTTAATGAGGCTTTTTACCTTGTCTATGGAACTTTTAGGCGTTTCGGCAATGTCAGGTACTCCGCGAGCATTTGCTATTGTAGTAGCCAATTTCTCGGCTTCTTCAACGGATTTTCCCTCATAAATAAAGAAATAGTCAAAGGCATCTTTTTTCGAGTTAAAAAACCCAAACTTTTGAGCCATTGCCCGTGATGTTTTTTCGTTATCGCTTTTTAAATTGAACATAAAAAAAGAATAAAAGGGGTGTAGGACCACCCCTAATTATTATCTGCAATTACAAACGTTTTCTTGCGTAACCACTTCCGATGCAAGGTTGAATGTCTTTACATCTTTGAATTTGGAATCGCAATTTCCGTGTCCGTGTCCGTGTCCACCACATCCGCCGTGATGTTCACCGTGTCCGCCGTCATAGTAGCCGTATCCACCACCATATCCATAATATGGACGCAGCGCGCCATCCGTGTACATAATTCTTCCGAAGTCTTCGCGTTCATGGCGAACTACAGAGGATAATTCATTTCTGAATGCTCTTTGCTCTCCCATGATTTCTCCAAGATTAATATCTGTGTTTTTTTCGGTGTTTTTTGCGAAGTCGCGGTTGCGATTCCACATTCCAAAAAGAGCTACAAGAACTAAAACTCCTAAGAGAATCCCGATAACAGTAGCTAACGTGTTGGAGGATTTTTGTTTGTGGTGCATATCGTTTACATTGATATAATCACCCATGCTGATTGATTCTGTCATTTTTGTAAAATTTGTTTTTCCCTCTATCCACTTTGGGAATTGTGGCTATCATGATTGCACGGCGAAAATAAATCACAATAAATGAAATAAATCAGTTTTATAAAACTATTTACCTGTATTGAAAATCAATTATTTATATTCGATTTTATTTTATATCTTTTAAGTGTTCTTTTGCTTTCTCTATGTCTTCTCTGTAGAAATATATGGACGTTTCATGTTTTTTTATCGGTTTCGGCAGCCACCCCCTGTGTATCCAATTATACAGTGTTGGTTTTGATATTCCCAATATTTCGCATGCTTCAAAAGCATCTACAGTGTTATCATTTGAAGTCATTATATTTCTTAGCATTACAATTTCTTGAGAAATTAAATCTATCTGGTCATTACATATACCACAACATCCTAATTCTACTGAATTAATTGTTGTTTTGAGCTCTGAAATTAAGCGTTTAACCGCACATTGGGAATTATTCATTTATATAATTCTATACTTTTTCAGCATCATAAACATAGCAATAATTATAGCTATCACCATTGCTATAATTCCGTATGTGATGAATGATGGTGTTGAAGTCTTTACAATTGTTTTATCTACTTTCTCCGCTTCTATTTCTGTTACAGTGTCCGTTAGCTTCATTGTAACGGTTTCACTCTCTCTAATGCCTTCAAATTCGATTTTAGCGGCATTCTTTTTGCCCTTGCTGATTATTCTTTCGGCAATGCTTTTTTCAATGACAAACTGAAAGCCGGAACTGTCCGGCATAGAAAACTTGATAATGGTAACTAATTCCGTAATTTCTTCAAATTCGTCAGAAATTTTAATTTCTACTACTTGTATTGTTTCTTTCTCTTTTTTTTCCTCATTTATAGTAGTTAAGGATTCTGTTTTTTCCTTATACGTATCTCTTTTGTTAAATTTCACCGTTTTACATGAGAAAAGAAAAAAAAATGAAAACAAGAAAAAAATATACTTCTTCATATCCATACGCTTACTTTGTAAATTTGATTTTTTAATCTCCTTTTTCTGTAAACTCCATCGCCCTCCCTGCCGCCTGTGTTGCCTTCAACTGTAATTAGATAATCGCCTTCCCCCCATTCGTCAATGAAGCCTATGTGTGCTATCCTTTTTTTCTCAGGGAAGTAAATACCTAAAATATCCGTTTGTGACGGCGATCTGTTGCCCTTTGCACCTCTTACATATACTGTTTTCTTGTCAGGAAACCAACTTGGAGAGTATGCGCCGCCACCTTCAATGCCCACCTCGTTCAAACACCAATGAGCAAATGCTGCACACCACTCATAGCCTTCAGGAAGTCCACAACTCGCTAAGTATTCTCCAATCCTCTTTCCGTCATTTTTTCCGGTAGCCTCAATAACTCCTATCTCAGCCGTATAAATACTAACAAGATCGTCCCTTACACTGTACGCTGCTATTCTTTTTTGTGGTTTGTTTATTATTTTTGGCGGTAATATGTTGTCCACAAACAGCATCGCCGCAAGGGTAACAGGAATAAGAAGAACAAATATAAAAATGAGTGTATCTTTTTTCATTTCAACGTATTAGATAAATATGCTAATGTAAGTAGCAGCGCAAAAAAGATAAAATACGATAGCTTTATTTTTTGCCACCCTTCCAATTTAGCAAAATCTTCCTTGAAATCTCCCGTTAAGTACCCCCTAACCGTGCCAAAGATGAGTTTCAGTATTAACCATGCAATTGAGGTAAACACAAACAGCTCAATTATTGCAAATATGGGAATTTGAAAAATACCAGCATCGTACACTCCGCTCGTTGGGTCTAAAATACGCAATACATAAATAGATAACTTCCAAACTATTAGTCCTATCGGTATGGCTAAGATTTCAGGATATTTCTTTACAAAAGATGTTATTTTTTTCATAACGGTTTACTTCAATATAGCTAATTCAATGGGGGCAAGATAAATTGGATTGTATTGGCTGTGATCTTCATTTGCTTAAAAATCTTTTTTTCTTCAATAGGTTCGGTTGTGATATATCCTGCGACTAATGAACCTATCCATCCACCACTAATATCTACTAATTGCTTAACTGCAATCTGTTCAGTGCCAACTAATTTCATAATTGATTTTGCGCGAACGTCCATAACCTGCTCATCAACATTATCATAGAATATCCAACAATTGGAAGCCAAATCCTTTGAGAAGACAGGAATGTCTCCCAAAGGAACATTCTGTACAATCTCGCTTGCAAATGACACGCCCTTACGGTTTACTTCAATATACGAGGACAAATAAAATCGCTTCGTGTCAGGATGTGGCTGCATGACATATACTCTGTCGGCATCAATACGATTCAACAAGCTCCACAACTCGCCGTAGATTATAGCAATATGTCTGTTGTTAAGAGACATTTTCTCATTTGTCTCTTTTTTCATATTCTCGAATTTTAGGTCTGTCTTCTTGTTCCTCTCATATTGCTTTATTGCTATTAATCCGGCAATTACTGCTGCCATAATAGCCCCGAACGATGTTATTATTCCTTGCCATATTTCCATGATATCTCAGTTTGTTTAATACTTTGTGATGTGCACTATTCTATCAATTTCATGCAATTATTTGGAGCGTCTTTATTCCCATGATTTGCGAATATTTTTTCCACGTAAATCATAATACCGGTATTGCTCTCTTTTACCCACCCTTCTACCTTAATTAGATAAAGCGTTTTATTAGGCAGCCTATCAATAATGTTTTTTTCTACGAATCTATCAACCCAACTATTAATTTCATTTGAATTTTCGGCAATTTCAAATTTTGCATCTTTTTCTGGATTTTCCGGAAAATATCCGAAAAAGTTGTTAGTAACTATGTTAACCGATTGAACCCATACGTTCGTAGTGGGCTCGTTTATTTGTGCTTCAACTTTTAACTTGAATTTGAGTTCCGGTTTGATTTCGGTGCAAGAAAGCACTACTAAGCCCATAACGGCAATAAGGATGTCCTCTCCTAAATCACTGTAAATATCATCGGCTTGTTTCTTTAGCTGTCTTCTTTCTTCCGCTGTGAAGCTATACGACACACCGGATTGAGAAACGTTAGGGGCTATTGAAAGCCATCGCAGAACGTCCGCTTTTGCGAGCATGAAACCACGCTCACCGCGAATATCTGCCGTTACTTCGCTGTCAATAACCAACCCCCTGTTTTCGGCTATCTCCGTTAAGGAATTAGCCGAAATAGGGTAGCCGTTTAAACTTTTTAATGATTCAAGGATTGTCATCTTACCAAGAATTGCCGTCAGTTTTTAAATATACATTTCTGTAAGCCGTATCAAATACAGGAATAGCATCTGCTTGTCCGATTGTTATCTCGGATTCAGGCTCTATTGTTCCGTATTTCTTAACCGTAGTATGCGCACGTTGCGCTTTGAGAATAGTTGGCGCTTTCGTATCTAAAACATCATATTGCGTACTTCCCAAAATAGGTCTTTCGGAAAATACAATACGATGGTCTATAAACGGATTTTCACTCTTTTGTGCACCCCCTACAAATTCTCTTGTAATAGTTTGGTCAATAACAATTAACTGCACTCCATAAACGTATGCTTCTTGTGCGAGCATAGCATTTATATCAGCCAAACTTGGCGTTCTTGGAGTTCCTGTAAGATTTTGAATATAAGAAGCACATTTTTTGATAACTTCTTCGTTATTTGCAATGCGATAAAAGTTATCTTGTGAAGTAAATGCGTATTTCAAATACACACTGTTTTCTTTTGCAATTTTTACAACATCTTTAAACGCATCAACAACACTTGCGGATGTTTTATTATCAAATGAAACTCCTACTTTTTGCTTTTGCCATTCATTAACTTGGTAATCCAAACTGTGCTCAATAGCAATTGCAGCATTGTTTTGATTTGTGATTTTTAGCTCTCCTGCATTTGAAGCCAATTGCCAAGCTAAATATTCTAACTCTGCTTGCACGCCGGTAAAACAGAATTTAATATCATTTGCCCAAAAATCAACAAGCTCAATAGCTCCGGTATCACCTCCTGCCCTTGCAAGCATTGTTTGATAATCCTGCATTTCGCTACGTTTCATATCTCTACTGATAGAGATAAAAGGAATATCCCCTTGCGCACTTTCAAAGATAGGTCTTTTTTTGCGCTGCGTGGTTGCGTTTGTTGCTATAATATCAGCTGCTACATTGTGAGCAGCAAGTTGATTGGTTAGCGTTTTCCAAGAGAAACCAATAACTTTCTTTACAGGGAAATATGTCCCAAATAGAAATGGTTTTACATCAATACTGTTCAAAACGGCTTGTATAGATTTCTCGTTTAAGCCTTGAAACATAGTGTTTACAATTGTCCCTTCCATAATTATCTATTAAAGTTAATGATTCCTTTTAGCTTGTTCAAAATTAATTCAGGAATTACATTATTAACCGTAGTGCCAATAAGCCACGCATCGGTAATAATGTTGTCTTTCTGATTAACAGGATAGTTTGTTCCATTTAAGGATTGCGGCTCTACTCTTAGTTTACTTTGGTCGCTCGCGGCTATTGCTGCTGCTTCAATGAGGAATGATCCGGCAGGGATTGCAACGCCTAATGTCGTTGCTACTGTAATTGTGTCTTTTGCTGCGTTTGTTTTATCAATTGCCGTAATAGCATACGCTTTAGCGCCCTCCGATTCCATTACAAAGTCGCCCACTTTGAAATGTGAGCCTTTTTCAACATTGTAATTAACGGCAGCAGCAATAGCAGCATCTACTACTTTTGCAACTTTAACAACTTCGCAGATTCCGTCAGTGATTGCTCCCAACGGTGTGCCTTCAAACAGAAAATCGCCGCCAAGATTTGAGGTTTTTACACCAACCCCGCCTCTTATATCTGCAATTCTGTGTTCAAAGACTTTTTTAACAAACGTATCTTTACGTCTTTTAACTGTCATTGCCATTTTTAATAAATTTTGTTTTTACATGGGTTAAAAGGGCTGTCCGTCTCCCTCTTTTTTACTTTCGATGTAGTCCTTAACTGCTTTTGGAACTTCATCTTTATTCACGCTTCCTGCCCCTTTTGGTGCGCCGGTTACTAATGCCTCCGCTGCGTTTGTTTCCGCATCTTTTTTGGTTTCTTCAAGCCACGCAGAATAAGCCTCGTCATCTTTAAATGTCATGTAGCCGAAATTCTTTGTGATTTGCGTTTTAAACCCTTCCGAAGCATTTTTTATGGTTTCGTCAAGTTGCTGTTTGCGTGTTGTGGTAACTTTTTCGCCCTCCATACGTGCAATGCGCTCATTCATGTCGTTTAAAAACTTCATTTGAGTTTTTGCCCATTCGGGAGTATCGTCTGTTACTTCGGTTACTGTTTTTTTAGCCCCGTCCCCGTCTTCGGGCTTCTTTTGTGTTTCTTTTGCTTTTGCTGCCTTTTGCATTTCTGTAACGCGGCGGTCTCCCTCAATTTGAACTATTAAGGCAATAGCACCGTCAACAGCAGCTTGCGCGTCTTCTTCTTTTTGTACAGTTTTTGCCAATGCTTCGGCTACCCTGATAAGAAGCGCATCGCTTAACCCTGCGTATTTAGTTTTAAGCAATGCAAATAAAATGTCATTCATACAATTAATATTTGTTTGTCATGGTTGTTGGGCGCAAAAATATAAAAAGTTTTCTAATTATGTATTATGTACATATTTTTTTTATCTTTGCGGTATCAAATCAAAAAGTTATGAAAGTTCTTAAAATAGGGAAAATAAACCCAAAAGATGACCCCAAAAACTATTACGCACTAATAAAATGCGAAAAATGCGGCACGGAGTTTGAATTTTTAAAAAGTGATTGTATGAGACACGACCTTATGCAAGAGGGCTCTGATGCTCCGTTGGATACTACTTACACAATAACGTGCCCTACATGCTATCACATTTACAAAAAAGAAATTAGGGTCAAAGAAAGTCAGTTTATTTTCAATAAAGTTATGACAATTGAAGATAAACAAAAACTTATTGAATTAATTTGTCCTTACTGCGGATGTAAATTTGAATGTTTTTCAGATAAAAATAATCCATATAAAATTTATTGCCCTGCTTGCGGTGAACATGTTACTACAACTTAAATAAAATGATTATAAAAATAGGAAAACAAAAACTATTAAATAAGTAAAAACTATATTTTCGCCAAAAAAAAGTTATGAATTTAGAAAAACAAATTTGGGAAGTAAAAACACTCCAAGTAACAATAGGAAATCACATTAAAGAGATGAATGTCGTTTATTACGGAGCATGTGCGAGAAAACTGCCCGAAGAACGGTATTGTTATGTGTTTACAGAAAGCGAGTTGAAAGAATTGATGAATGATGTTAGGGATGCAGTTGTATGTCATATCTTAGAAAAATTGAACAATACTGCTTTTTATGATAAAAGTGAAAATTTGTCAAATGAATGTTTAAATCAATTAAATTGTGCATTTACATCTTCGCGAAATGCTTGTGAAGAAGCGACAGAACAAATTTTTAAAAATGTACAATCCGATTAATCCAAATGTAAAAAGTTATGAAAAGTAAAGAAGCAAAGATTTTCATTGATGAAATGTTTTATCCAAAAAGTGCACAACAAACAAATAATTATGTTCCCATTGGTAGAAAGCGTGATTACGAATATGCCGTTGAATTATCTGAAAAAGAATTTATAGATAAGGCAGCTAAAGTGTTCCGTGAATGCTGCCAACATCATACAGATGGAATGTGCGATTTTGACGATAGAGAGCCGATGTATAACGATGGCTGTGTGCCTTATTGTTATAAAGTTAAGAATTTTGTTGAAAAATTAAGTATATGAACAAAAATTGTCCAAGTTGTGGAAGTTACAACTATTATTTTGACGGTAAATGTTTAGTGTGCACAGAATGTGGATATTGGACATATTAAAATAGAAAAACATGAAAGATAGATATAGACACGCACATCTTCTCGGCATTTGCATACTTCCTTTATTTGCCATTTCTCTCTACCACAAAATACGGCTATTCTTTGCGAAAAAGCCCACAATTCAACAAGTTGATTTAACAATTGAATATTTAAAGAAAGTTATTGAAGATATGGAAATAAAAAACAATTGCGAGTTAGAATTTAGACCGCCTGCCGATTTTCCTGTAAAGATGAATAGTGATGAGTTTTTTTAATCTATCTGAAAACAAATTTTAATCTTCCCAAAACTTTTTATTATCCTTCAAAAAATAATTAATTAGAACTTTTTATATTTTTGCAAAAAAAACAAATTATGGCTGAAAGACTTTATAAAAACAAAGAAGATATGAAACTTCGACAATCGTTAATACTTGACGATAGGCATCAGTTTTTTAATTATTTCACATCTCCTTGCGGAAAATGTAAGCATTTTGAAGAATGGGATTTTTTTTGTGTCGCCTTTCCAAGTGGAATCCCAAATAATATATTAGAGGGTGCTAATAAGCACAATTATGTAATACGCGGACAAGTAGGAAAAACAGTTTTTGAGAAAAAATATTAAAACGTTTTTCCTTTTGAATAATCCCACCCGAATTTCGTTGCCATAAGTTTTGTTATGTTGTGATATAATGTTATTCCTGCCTGACCCTCTGTTAGCGTTCCCATCATAATTCTATCATCATGATCATCTCTTATTATTTGCTCTATTCTTCTATACCAAGTGTCAAGCGTATAATCTTGTATTCCCCATCCGCTATCCGGTCGTTTTAGCGAAAACGTATAATTTGGTGTTACTGCTCTTATTTCCTTCACATCAGAATTTATAGCAAATTTCAAATCTTCACGACTAAATGAAGAACCAATTCTAAACATACTATTTTCATCATACCTCCACCCTCTTGGATGATTGTGTGTAAATATGCAGTCTTTCATCAAATTCATTTCATCTTTAGAAAAACTTACGTTTGTTGCACTGCCTCTCTTATCTATTACGATGTTTCCGTTTTTATCAAATACAACAGCTGTTTCAAACTCTTTATTCATTCTTATTTTGTTCTCTACGTCAATGACCTTTTCAGTTATTTTCTGGTATGCAGATTCTATTTTTATATGTGTTGTTTTTATCGGCATTTCACCTAACACCGTATTAACATACTTTTCATTATCCCTTATAAAATACGGCACTTTTCCTCTATCGTATGCCCTTTCTATACGCTCTCTATTATCTGCTACCCATTTCTTGAAATTGTCCGGTACGTCCGTTATTTTTCCTTTCAGCAATGGTTTCAAGTTTTCATCTAACAGCTCTTGGTCTTTCAAAAACTCTGTGTATGCTTGTAAAATGGGAGTAGCAAAACAAAAGCACTGAGGATGCCAGCCTGTGTACTTAAATTCTTTTGGATAAAGCCCCACTAATTCATCACAAATATCATAATGTGGATGCCGCGCAGATAGTCTTATTTCAATTCCTAAAATGAAGTCCATGTCTTTCCAACGCAGAAAATCGTTTGTACGATACGCCATGTTCGTTTCGCTTCGAGCCGTGCGCCATGCGTTTTTGAAACTTGAACGATACACGCCCTGTCCCGGATTGTACGCTTTCGCCGCTTTTGATAACTGTAAGTTCCCCTGTTCGTCTCTAACGCGCCTGAATAGCTTGTCGGGATTTTTTAAATATTGCTTTAATTCTCGTGCTATTTCTGCCGCCGATGTTCCTTTGCTTATTCCGATGCCTAATTCTAATTCAGCCTTGTACATGTTGGAATAATTCCAAATCCTATCCGATAACCCTAATCCTGCCTGTTTACGCTGCAAAAAAGCGTTAAGCGCCTGTTCGTTGTTTGTAAAATACTTTCGTTTCAGTTCATCTGTTAATTGCTGCCCGAAATAAGCAGCAACCATAGCGTTATTCTTTTCGTTGCTTAGTTCCCATTGTCTTTTAATACCATTCTCAATATAAGCCTGCAAATCCTTTTCAAACTTCTTTAATAGCTTGTTCATTCTCACGTTTGCTCTCGGATAGTCTTTAAAAGAGAATGGCTTGTCGGGGTCAATTTCGAGCGTAACGCCTATTTTGGCGGCTTCTTTGATTAACTGCTCGTAAAGTTTCTCAATATCCCTGCCGTATTTGTTTACGAAGCCCTGATGTTTGAGGTCGAATTTATTCACTTCTTTACTTCCTCTAATATTGAATATAAAATTGAAGTATGATACGCACGATGCGGAATAACGTATTCTATCTTATACCCGTTTCTGTTTACTTCTTTTAGAAAACGTTCCATATCTTCTGTATATTTATAATCATTAGTGATTAAGACTTGTTTATACACCTTTTTAAATTCTTTCATATTATTCAAATTTTTCCATTATATCGCCCGTGTTATCATTCTCTATTTCTTCCAATTCCTGCTCAATATCCTGCACAAAATTTAAGCGTTTAACAGCTGTCCTTCTACTGCACGCGCCCGAAGTTAATGCCGTAGTGGTATTCTTTACCGTTTCGCTCTCCTCTGTCATGGAAAACGGCACAATGATATGCTTTACCTCCAATGACGAAAATTCTTTGGCATATTTTGGAAACATGATTTTTGCAAACTCACGAACAACGTTAAACTCCCTGTCAAAAAACTCTAACCATTTACCCTGTTCTTTGATTACTTTCAGGTGCGCATCCATGAACATGTACTTTTTGCTTTCACCGCTTGCGTTTCCGCCCCTCATTTCGTCTGATGAAAGGTTGGGGAGCTGAATATCGGAAAAAAATCCTGCCTCTAATTCTTTAACGTGAAATTTCAGCGCGTCAGTCGCCTGTTGCCATGTTTCATACTTTGCCGTTTCTCCTTTTTTCAGTTTAATAATTTTTCTGTCATCGCTTTCTTTTTCATCGCCAAACGCTACTTTTTCATCGGAACTGATAACAAATGGGGGCGCTGAGTTTTTCCGTATGATGTTTCCATTTCTTGAAAGTGTATATTCAATCTCTTCTACACTCTTTGAATCTTCCCAAACCGGTGATTGCCGGTTTGCGTAAATTGCCGGTATCTTGCCAATCGTTTTTATCTCTTTTCCTGCTGCCGTTTTTTGTCCGTTTATTTCTTCTTCTACTATCTCAGGTACGCCGTCTGTAGTTTTAAACTTATAATGTTCCGTTTCGGTGTAAACGTCCAAATAGGTTACATCCTTATCGCCTTCTTTTCGCGTGTATTCAAATGCCAAAGCCACTAAGTCATCGTATTCATCGAAATAGGGATATATGCTTTCATTAGTCATCGGGGAGAACGTACGGCACCGCAATTTAATAGTAGAAGGTTCGCCGTATAAGTCATGCGGCTTTGCAGGAACTGCATACCATAATGTAGCGGCTTCGCATGATGCGAAATACTTAATCCCCCTGTCAATGTTTATGGAATCAATCCTGTTTCGCAGAAATATCTTATCCATTATCCTTGCTGCCTCTTGCTCGGCTTCGGATTTACTGTTGAATGTGTAAACCCTCTCTACCGGAAGCCCGAATATCATACCCGTCATTGTGTCCACTGCCTTGCCCTGTAGCCTTCTCGTTACTCGCGAAGTTTTTACTAATCCGCTCCTCTTAACCTTGTCGGCAAATAGTGGATTACTCATAATGGAGTGCTCACTCGGAAAGTATTCTTTTTTCAATTTATCCCAACTCGGCACTTCTACTGTTTTTGTTTTCAGGATAGAAATTACCTGTTCTAAGTTCTCGTTGTCTTTAATTAAGTCTTTTATTTTCATGGGTTTAAAATGTTTGTTTGATTAAAGTTTTAATCTAATTCTAAATATTGCTCTAAATTTTCATAGTCTATTACTTCCTCTTTCTTTAGGTAGTGGTCAATGGCGTAGCTGATTAAGTCCACGTATTCATCGTGTTTTCTCATTGGGAAACCGCAAATTTGATTCACAAAGTCATCATTCCAATTGCCTTTAACAAGAATAACGCGCCCTGCTTCAATCTTTGCCGAAACGGATTTTAATCGTACTGTTTTGCTTTCCCTTATTAGTATGGATTCAATTTCTTTTACGTTTAGGTCGCTTATTTCCCTTAATTGGTCAATCACAGATTTTCCGCTTGCTTTTGGCTCAATTCTAATCATGCTGCGGTTTGTGTAACCGTTGCTGTTTACGTAACTCTTTGTGAAATTAATGAGTTCGGGAAAGTTGGCATACACGCTGCGAGCGCACAACACATACAGGTCGTTTTTAACCTTGCAAACGCCTATTATTCCGCTTGGGTCGTTTTCATCTTTCTTTGTATAGGCGGTATCCATTAAGAAGTCTATCGGCTCGTTGGCGTGGAGTTTTTGGAAGTCCAAATAATCAATGTACTTAAACCACGCGCTTTTTATAATGTTTCCGCCGTCTGCAACATCTGCCCACCTTCCTATTACGTTGTGCGCGTATCTTTCGGGGTCTTTTTTCTTTATATCTTCTATCTCTGCAATAAATTCAGCTCCCAAATAGTCTAAGCAGTTAAAGTAGGTAGTGTGAATATGTAAAACGTTGGGGTGTGTGCTAATTTGTACCGGCACGCCGTCAAATTCGACAATTTTATGTGTTTGCTCAATGTATTTTTTGTAAATGAAATGTGATATGTCGCAGGGATTCATTATAATAATAATCC